ACCGATTTTCCCAGACTAATTAAAGAAATTGGAGAAACAACTATTAATGTTCTTTTATTTCCCGCAACAGCCGCTATAGGCGAAATTGAAAAAAGTATTAAGCAGACACAGCGGGATTTTCATAATATATTCGCCGTTCTAAAAGAAATCTTTGCTAAATTAAAATACCTATCGCAGTTATTATTATTTATGATTAACAGGGCTAAAATTTGTTCAGAGGGTGCTGATAAAGTTATAAAAAATTATACTATTCAGACAAAGGAGATTTCTAAAAAATTATCGGACATAACGGATAAAATGGAGATTTGTATTAAAAACCCATTTGACGATTTTATGGGATTTTGCAAAGGGTGTATTTTTCAAATAGTACCATTGATAAAAAATTCTTATAAATTTTGTAAAATATTAATTAAATTTTATAAAGAAGTGTTAACCTATCCGGAACTATTCCCACAAGGTAGTATAAAATCTTATTGTAAAAACCACGCCAAAAAAATAAAGTCTAAAAAAGATGCTATAAAATATGCACATAAATGCAATACTTGTTTCCATATTAAGAGTGTTTTGAGTCTTGGTCTTAAAGAGCTTAATGAATTTTTCAAAATAATTAAGGTTTTATTTGACAATAGTAAAAAATTCGAAGATGCTATTAATAAAATGACTAAAGTATTAAAAATTAAGATTTAGTTATATTAAAATCGTTAGATAAAACTGAACAAATAAAAATATCGGTTGATTGAGATAAATTTTGAAAATATTTAATTTACTATATTGAATTATTTAATAAATTGTAGATATTACTATATTTTATTTTTTATTTAATTATATATTTGAGCAACACCGATAAGGAAAATGACTGATTTAAATACATTAATTATATTCCAAAAACATAACTATGGGAAAATATTAATAATAAATAAATTTGATTTATCTGGACGCACTAAATTTAGATTACTACTATTTTATACTACCACGAACAATGGCGACTTTTGAACTGACTGTATCCGAGAAGCAGTTGAACGTAGAAATTCGCCCAAGTGTGAGCGGTGGGGTTGAGGTAGATTCAATGACATGCGATGGTGGTCTATACAATGCGTTTCTTAAGAAAAATGCACGACCAGGTATTGGGGACAGAATCGTTACAATCAACGGACAGGATGTGTCTGGTCTCACGCGGGATGAGGTGCTTGATATTCTGGGTGCTGCGTTGAATGATGAAGAAGATGTAGTATTGGGTATTACTCGTCATCATTCAGGTATTCTTCTAAATCCAATAGACGCATGGGAACCCAAGAACCATGAATGGAATATGATTAAAGGGCGTGAACAGCTGGGGGTTCTTCACCGTTGTTATCGAAACGAGGTGCGTGAGAAACTATTCACGATTGGTTCGGGGAAGCCGATCCTCAACGCGCTGGGGTCCCGTCACATACAAAACCTTCGTGATATAGATGACCAAGTGGAGGTTTGGAGGAGGGAGGATACGGCATTTATCCGCGGGATTATATTGGGGGAGTAAGAATGGATGAAGTATTAAAAATTAAGATTTAATTATATTAAACTCTTTAGATAAAACAGCACAAACAAAAATATCATTTGATTGTGGTAAATTTTGAAAATATTTAATATTGGAATTATGTTTAAGAGAATTTATTTTAAAAATATTTTCGATGTTTTTAGACTCTTTTATAACTAATTTATTAAAATTAACTTGTTGTTTTTTTATATTATTAGTTGTTTGTGGTTTTAATATAATTTTTTTAGTTTTTTTTTGTAAAGTATTTCTAATATTTTTATTGTCAGAAGTTTTATTATTAGACTTGGATGTAATAGTTTTAGTTATATTATTATTCAATTTTCGAATTTTTTTGTAGCTTTTCTTCACCTGTTTCTTATTTTCTATAATAATTTTTTTCATATAAATAATATTATTATATATTTTACATAATTTAATTATTATTAAAATTTGATTGAAAAAATTACTTAAACTTCGTGTAATATATCTTATTCAATGGAATCTAAAAATTATAATTGGGATGCTGGGGCGTGGAAATTATTAAAATTAATAATGAACGAACCCAAATATTTAGTCCAACATCAGATAGATTCTTATAATCAATTTTTGGAATCTGGTTTGAAATCTGTAATTGAACAGTTTAATTCTATAATTCTAAATTATGATTTTGTAGAAAAACAACAATTTTATCGCGTTAAACCAGATTCAAAGTTTAGCACATCACCACCTGAATGGATTGAATACAACGAAATAGTTGATATATATAAAACGTATAAAAAGAACTATTCTGAAAAAAGAACTACCGCCCGCGTTATTGATTTAATTGACCAACCTAAGATAGAAGAACTTCGGAAAAAAAAACTACAAAAAGAATTTACAGAATTTATAGATAACCATATAGAATTTAAAGTTTTAGAAGTTAATAAACATAGATACGATTTATATATAGATATAGAATTCGAATCGATAACATCTCCCAGAATTTATGAAAATAATGGTGCCCAATCTATTATGTACCCGAATGAAGCCCGTTTAAGAAATTTTACTTATGCAGGGGATATCTATATTAAATTCAAATTCAAAACATACGAAAAATACGGAGAGGGTTTAACAAAGCAACGAATAAATAAGGAGGTTGTTTTAGATAATATTAAGTGTGGTAAACTACCTATTATGTTGGGTTCAAAGGCCTGTATTTTATCTAATATATCTCTAAATAAAAAAATAGATTACGAAGAATGTGAATATGATGAAGGGGGGTATTTTATAATTAATGGAACTGAAAAAGTATTAGTATCACAAGAAAGACAAGCCGAAAACAAGGTATATTGTTTTAAAAATAGTAAATTCCAGCCAAAATATTCCCATATTGTTGAAATTAGGTCTGTTCCAGATAAAACGGTCTTAACTCCTAAAAATCTACAGATTAAAATTACTTCGAAGCAATCTATACAGGGTAAAAATATTAAAGTATCAATACCCCATATTAAGCAAGATATTCCCTTATTTGTAATTTTTAAAGTTTTAGGTGTTGTAACCGATTATGAAATTGTAGAATATATTCTATACGATGTTCCAAAAAAAAAATGGAAGGAATACACTCAATTCTTACGAAGCTCTTTAGAAGAAACACATAATATAACCAGTCAAGAGATGGCCCAAGAATATTTATGCCGATATGTAAATATGATGGGATACCAGAGGGATAAATCGGAACACGAACGTAGAATGATTTACCTTAAAGATATTATAAAAAACGATTTACTGCCTCATATTGGTAATAATTATAAGAAAAAGGCGTTCTTTATAGGGCATATGGTAAAACAACTATTAGATGTATTTTTAAATAAAAGGAAGATTGATGACCGGGACTCCTATATAAATAAAAGGATTGATACCGCAGGAGTATTAATGACGAACCTGTTTAGGCAATATTATACAAAGGCAATTAAAGACATGAAAACTAATATTAATAAGGAATTCTCGTCAGGTTCTTGGAAAGCCGATAATAATTTTAATAAAATTATCAACAAAACAAATATCTATAAAGTTATCAAGTTTTCAACGATTACGACCGGGTTAAAATTTGCTCTTGCCACGGGTAACTGGGGTATTAAAAATAATAAGAATAAACAGGGGATTGCGCAGGTTTTAAGCAGATTAACCTATAATTCTTCACTTTCACATTTACGACGAATTAATACACCTATCGAAAAAAGTTCTAAACTTATCGCCCCTCGTAAATTACATAATACCCAGTGTATGTATATTTGTAGTGCCGAGACTCCAGAAGGCGCTTCTGTTGGAGTTGTAAAAAACTTAGCACTTTCTTGTCATGTTACGAAATATTCTGATATAAATTTAGTAATTAACGTTTTAAATAATATACCATATATTAAAAATATAGAAAATTTCAATCCAGTTGATTTAAAAAATACATATAAAATTATTATTAATGGAGATTGGCGATTTTGCGTAGATAGACCTAAAAAAATTGTCGACACTTTGAAAAATCTAAGACGGTCGGGAATATTACATATCCATACCAGCATTGTTTGGAAGTATTTCTCCAAAACAATAGAAATTTATACAGACGCCGGGAGATGCACGAGGCCTTTATATATAGTTAAAAATAATAAGTTAGTAATAACTGACGAACATTTAGAGAAAATTGATTCGGGGAAAATTGGGTGGAATAATTTAATTCTTGGCTCCTTAACGGAAATAGGAAAGGGACATAAACCAATAGAGGAGGGGGTTATCGAATTTATTGATGTTCAGGAACAAGACAGCTGTCTTATAGCAGTAAGTAAAAAACCCCTTACACAGAATATGATTAATAAATATAGTCATTGCGAAATACATTGTTCGTTCCAAACAGGAGTTATGGCGTCAGTTATCCCTTTTATCGACCATAATCAAGCTCCCCGTAATACATACCAGAGCGCTATGGGTAAGCAAGCTATGGGTATTTATACTACTAATTTTAGATATAGGGTTGATACGTTGGCACATATTCTAAGGTACCCTCAATTGCCAATTATTAATAGTAGAATTATGCAATATTTACCATCGAATGATTTGCCCGCGGGAATAAATGCTATAGTAGCTATAGCTTCTTATTCTGGATATAATCAGGAAGATAGTATTATTATGAATAGAAGTTCGGTTGATAGAGGTTTATTTGTTTCTGACTTTTACAGAACGTATAAAGACGAAGAAAAGAAACGCCATTCATCAAATACAAAAATGCAAGAAAGTTTTAAAAGACCCGATGAAAATGTAACTTTGGGCACACGAGGTAATAACTATAATAAACTTGAAAGTAATGGCCTCCCGAAATTAGAAACCTTTATTAAAAGTGGTGATATTATTATTGGAAAGGTCCATCCCATTTATTCAAATAGTAATTCTAAAAAATTATTTAAATGCTGTTCCACCTCTATTAAACCTAACGAGTATGGATACGTGTCCAAGGTAACTCAATCATATAATGGCGATGGTTATAAATTCGTTAAAGTCCGAATAAGAACTACGCGAAAGCCTACTATTGGTGATAAACATGCCTCTCGTCATGGACAAAAAGGAACGATTGGTGTTGTTTATGACCAGGAAGACATGCCCTTTGCCAGGAATGGTATTAAGCCAGATATTATTATGAATCCGCACGCAGTTCCTTCCAGAATGACAATTGGACAAGTGATCGAGTGTCTTGTAGGTAAAACCGTTACTAATTTAGGAATGTTTGGCGACGCCACAGCTTTTACTAAAGTTAATATTGATAAGATAGGTAATATATTACAAAGCCTTGGTTATGAAAGAAATTGCGATGAAATTTTATACAGTGGGCGAACTGGTGAACAATTAAAAGTTAATATATTTATGGGTCCCACCTACTACCAACGCCTAAAGCATATGGTTGATGACAAGATTCATTCGAGGGGGACAGGACCCAACGTTATTCTAACCCGACAACCTGTAGAAGGTCGGTCCCGTGATGGTGGATTAAGATTCGGAGAAATGGAACGAGATTGTATATTATCCCACGGGGCAGCTTGTTTCCTAAAAGAAACTTTACAAGACCGATCCGATAATTATAGGCTGCATATATGCAAGCTGTGTGGTTTAGTCTGTATGGTAAATAAGGAAAAAGAAATTTCATTCTGTAACAATTGTAAAAATAAAGAATTTAGCTATTTAGAAGCAAGAGTTCCATATGCGTTTAAATTATTTGTGCAAGAATTAGAAACTATGGGGGTCGCTCCTCGTCTACAAAGTTAATTGTAATTGGTGGAAATAAATAATATATGTATATATTAAATAATGTTTGAGTACATAAGAGTAGTAATGTATTTATTAGTTTCGATGGCTTATATATTTCATTCAAGATTAGGTGAATCTACTTATAATGTTATAGGGACTATTTATTTAATTATTTTTTCAATTGAAATATTACAAATGTCATGGGCAGATAGTTCAAAGGACGAATAAATATAAATAGCTTATTAAAAAATTTAATAACTTATTTACCGGTGGCTCTTTTTGTTTGTTACAACCGTCCAATTATTCTTAGTATTATTTTTATTTTTATTTTTATTTTTATTTTTCTCTATCTGGGGCTTATCGATAATGTCTTTTTTACTTAAATCGTCTGTCTGTGTCGATATATCTAATAATATAGGCTTTTTATAGGGCACCGATGAGTGTATATTTTTATGGGCGACTGTTAATCCAGGCGGCGCATGGTCATCTGATTTATTAGAATCTATATTATGCTTAATATATTTAATTTCATACTCTTGTAGTTTAATAGTATTTTTAAGAACATTTATTTCAGCTATAATATCGCTCCTATAAGAACTTTCTTGTTTTTCTATAAAATCAATATGGTTATTTATTGTTTCTATTTTTTCAATAATAAAATTATTTATAAGTGGTAAACTCAGAGCCATTAAACTATATAGTAACAGTTAGTTTAGGTTTATATTAAATTTGATATTATAAATAAAAATATTTTATATTTTAAAAAACTATGGAACATAGTATAAAATCCAAAAATGAATATAACTATAAGCCCTTGGATAATTTTATTAAAGAATCTGTAGATTCTAAAGCAAAGTCATTGGGGTTTAAAAACTATTATGACATGTTTGCTAAAAAAGATAAACTAAAGCTTTTAGATTTACATGGAGATGAAGTAGTAATACCATTTAGTAAACTGGTGAAATATATTAATACCGAGGGGACCATTTCTCCTGGAGGAAAATGTCTAAAAACCCCCCAAAAAATTTTAGTAGAGCTTAAACCCCATCAAATGAGAACGTTGTATGAAATGGTTTCTCAAGAAACAAGCACTTATCGATATTCTAACTCTTATAACGTTAATTTACTTTGTGATAATGTAGGAAGTGGTAAATCCCTATGTATTCTATCTCTTATTGCCGCTAAACCTACAACGTCTCTTTCGAGTTCCGTATACTATTCATCTAAAAAAGAAGCACATTCTTATTCTCAGTATGGACGAAATTACGATATATTGTATAGTTTAGGTATTGAACCACAAACGATTCGTCTTAAAACTAATCTAATTATAGTCCCTCATAATATATTTTTGCAATGGAAAAATTATATCACAACGTTTACTAAATTGAAGGCGTATTTTGTATCTGGTAAAAAGAATTACACTAGTTTATGTAGTTCTAAAAAGCACTTTATAGAACAATGTAATAAACATGACATCGTTTTAGTAAAATCTACTATGTATAAAAAACTATATATACGCATAAATATTATTCTTGGAGTAACACCAGGTGTAAAATCAGGTAGTAATAAAGAGATTTATCAGTCGGAAAATCTACAAATGAGCTATAAACTAAATAAACTTAAACAACAAACTAAAGAATTTTATAAAGACTTTGCTAATATCAGTTGCGACGATTCTTCTGGCGAAGTAGGTGAAGAATTGAAAAAGAGATATAGTAGTATAAAAAATGATATGGAAAAGCTTATATCTGAAAACGACTGGAAAATTCTTGCTCAAAAAAATCATCAACGACTAAGTAATTTTAAATATTTTATCCAAGGATATTGCTTCGAGCGAATCATTGTAGACGAGGTAGACTCTATTAAAATACCAGCCTTTCCATACATGTATGCTAAACAGGTATGGTATATAACTTCGTCGATTAATAATATCCTATATCCGTATGGTTAGCGATAATATAATTACTCCACCCATACTTATAAAACTATATCTGCTGGAATTTCTGGAACAGGATTCTTAAAAGATATTTTAGCTAATATATTCCATTCATATTCCAGTCAAAGAAAATTAGGCAGTTTTAGAGGACTGTTTAATATTATTAGAAATAATAACAAATTTATCGAGCACTCTATTCATATACCAGAGCCGCTAATTAATTTTATAGAATGCTATACACCACCACATCTCAGTGCAATTAAAAATGCTATTGATAAAGAGGCTCTGAAAGCGTTTAATGCCGGAGATACAAAGAAAGCTATTGAAATACTTGGATGTGAGGGTGGAACTGAAAAGGAACTAATAGAACAGATTACACAAAAGCTTAAAGATAAAAAGAATATTCTATTAGAAAAAATTGCTGAAAAAACAGCGAAGATTGTTGAACATACCAAATCGGTAACGTCGTTGGAAGCTTTAAATAATCCTTTACAGAATGACCCATTAACCACAAGCTTAATAGATACGGAACTGATTAAAACAAAGACTTTGCTTAAAAATTGTAAACAAGTTATTAAATCTAATAAAGAAAAGATTACTAGTATAGAAGCTAAAATTAAAGGTATAGAGGAGAGAGTGGGGAACATCGAATCCAAAAATTGCCCTATTTGCTATTGTAATTTTGCGGAACCTTCTATAACGCCTTGCTGTAATAATGTATTCTGTTTGGAATGTATTACGATGGCGTTGTCAACTTCAAAAGAGTGCCCACTTTGCAGGGCGAAAATTAAAATAAAGGACGTGAATATTATAATTAATGATTCCACCGAAACGGTCACAAAAACAGACGACGAAAATACACTTCTTGGTAAAATGGAAAATCTAGTAAATCTTGTTAAAAAAGATAGTAATAAGAGAATCATGATATTCTCCGAATACGAATCGTCTCTGAGTAATATAAGAAAAGAACTGGACGATTTAAATATTAAATACAGCGGTATCAAAGGTGCCAGTTCGACCATTCAGGGAATTATTTCAAACTTTAAAGACAGGAAGTTTAATGTTCTTCTGCTTAATGCCAAACATTTTGGAGCAGGTCTGAATTTACAATTCACAGATGAGATAATTATCTATCATCGCATGAGTAAAGATTTGGAAAAACAGGTGATTGGTAGAGCACAGCGATTAGGACGCGAAACCTCTCTGCGTATTAACTACCTTTGCTATGATAACGAATATAATTAACTTTTATTGATTATCAAAATAATTATTTACTACATACCTACTTATTGTTAAATCTTTTTTTTCGTATTCTTTAATTCTATCTTTGATTTTATTTGATAAAACTAATATAAAATCGTGTTTTTTTAAATCAGTTAATTGTTCTCTGTACTCCTCAATACATAATAATTTGTGGAATTTTCCATATTTATATAACACGAGGTATTTCATATTATTAATATCTATTATATCTCCTGTATTTAATTGTTCTGGGTGGGTTTTTTTATTACATAAATTATAAATATTTTTGTTATCGCAATCCAGGGCATTTCTGAATATTTCTCTGTAATCCATTATATTTATATAATAAAATAAAATTTTTATATACATATAATTCACACGTGAATTATTTAAACACTTTTCACCAGTTATGGTTTATAATATTTTACTGAGTGAGGGTTGTATCCTGTGGATATAAAAGTACATATATTTTTTGCTTATTAATCTTTTTAATAAATAATTCTTCGCCCGCGCTGGTCATATCCCAAATACCCTCTACAAGCTTTTCTTCTTGGTCTTTAATATCTACTTTCTCCCTATCGTATTTCAGAGTAAATTTTATTTTATTTTGTTTTTTTTCAGTTTTAACCAGCGTTACGTAGTCTTCGTTTTCTTGAAAAAGAAAAAACCACTCTGTTAGTATTTTTTTATAAATTTTTTCGATAGCCACATCAGATATATCATTTTTTTTAAATTTAAATTCTGTCATATCCTCGTCCTCGGCGATTTGCGCCTTTAGCGCTTCCGCAGTGTAATAAAATGGCTTTACTGTTAAATATACATATTTAGATGGATCAATATATGTTGGGTTGGACCAAAACAACCCTCTAAATAGTTTTTTTATGAACGGGGTATTTTTTGGAGACTTTTTAGGGGATTTTTTAGGTGACTTTTTTGGATATTTTTTAGGTGACTTTTTAGGGTATTTTTTAGGAGATTTAGCTTTTATTTTATTTGTAGATTTTTTAACTTTAGCCCACCGCTTGTGGCCATTTTTATTTGAAGCGACTATCCATTTATTCCCATCCGTTCCTTTTTTAGTTACTCCCTCCTCCATACCTCCCGCACACCAACCCTTTCCTTTGGGCGAAGGTTCGGTTCCTTTGTATGTCTTTTTAGGATTATTTTTACACTTGGGCATTTATATATAAAAAGAAAATAATAACTGTTTATTATTTTTACTTTTTTTACTATTTATTTTTATGAACCACACATTAAACAGTCGTCGTTTTGTTCTGGGTCAATACTGAATTGCTGTGCCTTCACTACTGCCCTTCTCCTAAGATAATACATTCCCGTTTTAAGCCCCTTTTTCCAAGAATACATATGCATCGATGACAATTTATTCGTATCGGGATTTTTAACCCAAAGATTTAAACTTTGTGATTGGCAAATATAAATGGCCCGGTCAGCGGCCTGGTCAATAACATCCTTCATGGATAAATCCCAAGAAATTTTATAAAGATTTCTAATAACTCGGGGGATACTTTTAATATTTTGAATAGAACCATCGTCGATTATAATTTGGTCTTTAAGACGGTTGTCCCAAAGCCCAATATCAAGCAAATCTTGCTGTAAATACTTATTAATAATTACAAACTGACCAGCCAGTGTACTTCTCGAATAAATATTTGAAGTGAAAGGCTCGATGCATTCATTATTACCTAAAATTTGACTGGTTGACGCCGTGGGCATAGGTGCCATTAATAGGGAATTCCGCATTCCATGTTCCATAATATCATTTCTAAGACCTTCCCAATCAAATTCTACTCCCGCGACTTTTGATAAAGGTTCTTGTTTCCAAAGATCAAATTGAAATTTACCCTGTGAAATAGGGGACCCATTAAAAGATGAATATGAACCTAAAAATTCATCTCGTTCAACCTCACACTGGGATACTTTAAGTTCGTGATATAATTTAACCCCTCTACAACTTTTAAGTGCCTTTTCGTCGTATAATTCCGGTAAGATTTTACCCTTAATCTGTGATTTAAATTCTACCATTCGTTCATTTCTTTCTTTCGCCAATTCCATACTCATTTGGCAAGCAGAATAATATATTGTGGCAAAAATTTCCTTATTTAGTTGCTTTGCTTCGTCGCTATCAAATGAATATCTGAATTGGGCATAAACGTCCGCCAATCCCTGAATACCAATTCCGATAGGTCGATGTTTTAGATTAGAACGCTTTGTTTCCTCTACAGGGTAAAAATTCAAATCAATTACATTATTTAGATTTTTAACTATTCGTCTAACAACGGTTTTCAGTTTAACAAAATCAAATGTATGTTTGATTTTATTGTATAATTCTGTAAAACCACCGATTTCTTCTTCCACAAATTGACCTTCAGTTATTTCTCTATTAGAATAAATAATAGGAAAACTGAAATCCATCGCCGGTGCGGCCGATTCAATAGGAACATCCCGTATAGTATTATATAATTCGGTCATAGTCATCGTATTTGGGTCTATATCGGTCTTTTCATCTTTATCGTCGTCGTCCACTACATTAATTAATGTATATCCTATTTCATGAGAATCTAATAGTCTTTTAGTCCATTCACATGCCTTGCATCCTTCAATAGTATAAATAGTAACTTTACCTAAAGAAGATTTGTCAAAAGGGATAAGATATTTAGGTAATCCAATAGAAGCCAGCGTGCAGCAAGCATATTCGTTTTCATTAGAATATTCTATAATTTCGGTGCATAAATTAGAACTTTTAATAGTTCCAAGATTTTTTTGATTTGATTTCAGATTACAAGCATCTTTATAGCAAATATAAGGAGTTCCTGTTTCCATTTGTGAATTTAAAATAGATATCCAGATTTCTCTTGCGGGTAGAGTTCTTATTATATTAGATTCGTCTGATTCATAGCGCTCGTAAAGGTTTTTGAAATCTTGCCCATACGCTTCAACTAATCCTTTACATTTATCGGGACAAAACAAAGTCCAGTTTTCATTTTTCATCACCCGCTCCATAAACAAATCTGGAATCCACATGGCATAAAACAAGTCCCGCGCTCTCGCGTCTTCATCACCATGATTTTTTTTACATTCTAAAAATTCCATAATATCCGGATGCCAAGGCTCTAAATACATAGCAAAAGAACCATTTCTTTTCCCCGATTGATTAATGTGTCGGGCTACATCATTAAAAACTCTAAGCATAGGAACAATTCCATTAGATTTACCGTTTGTGCTTCTGATAACTGAGTTTTTCCCCCTAATAGAATGAATATGGCACCCTATTCCTCCAGCCCATTTTGATATTAAAGCGCAATTTTTCATGGCGGTGTACATCCCTTCGACACTATCTCCTACCTCCAATAGAAAACAACTTAATAATTGCGGTTTAGGGGTCCCGCTGTGGAAAAGTGTTGGCGTGGCGTGGATAAAATATTTCTGTGATAGTAAGTCGTATGTCTCCAACACATCCCTAATACTATTGGGGTATAATCCAGCAGCTACTCTCATAAACATATGCTGTATCCTTTCTACAATAATATTATTAATTTTCATAAGATATGCTTTTTCTAAAGTTTTGAGGGCGAAATAATTAAAATTATAATCTCTCCGATAATCGATGTAACTATTAAGTTTAGTTTTATTTTTTTTAACAAAAGAATATACTTTATCGGCGATTAGAGGAGATGGTTTCCCATTTACATCTGTATTATTGTAAAGAATAGAAATAGTTTCTGAAAATGATGGTGATGTTCTTTTTTGATTATTGGAAATAGCAATTCTAGAAGCAAGAATACTATAATTAATATGATCCACCCCTTTTTGTGTGCATTGTTCAGCAGCGAGTTCGTCTAATTCATACGTATTGACCCCATCATATATACGACTGATTACCTTTTGCGCAATTCCTGTATAGTCTACATTTTTTAACTTTGGTTCCATTTCACATAGTACTTTAAGCCGTTTCGTAACTTTATCAAAACTAACAAGTTGCTGTTCGCCATTTCTTTTAGTAACTCTCATCATATTCATATTATAACTGAAATATTTTTAATATCAAAATTTTGCTTTTAATCGATTGAAATATAATTTTAAACCATATATTTAAAAATATTCGTTCATGAATTTTTTAATAACTAATATATTTTTGTGTTATCATTATTTATATTTGGTCGTCTTACTACCACAAAAGTTCTATATAAAATTATGTGTATATTTTTAACTAAGTCTTGGAAGAAGTTTGCTTCTCCTTATGACTGAATTATTCGTTGATTTTATTTTCAAATTAAACAATATGAGGTGTGATTTTCTTGTTTTTGTATTACCATTTAATAATCTGTCTCTATATTAATTTAATGCTCAATGACCAACTCTTCAAGGTATATCCGACCTCCGGCTTAATCAGACAACTTCTGTGCGCCTTTGGATTAAATGCGTTAGATGATAATACCTCGTTTTCACGCCTTGATTTACTACATAGGGGTTCGGTGTCAAAGTTAATAAAACTCAAACCAGAATTAGAAAAATGTTATATACCATGTAAAGCAAGAACTTATTTAAATAGCTTGTCTGAAAAAAACATCATAACTATTCTCAGACAAGTTTTAAAACATCTTGGTTATACTGTATTTTCTAAAGAAAAATATTCGAGCGGTTATAAATTTATGTTATACCATGTTGGTAAAATCGACCCATGGACAAATATAATAGCAGCTTCCGTGATTACAATAAAAAAGTTACATACGAATCCACAAGAACCCAAAATAAAAGAGCAAAAACCAATTATTATCACGTTTGATTAAATATATTTTATTACTTAATTCTTCCAACCTAAACCCGAATATAAATGTTTAGCCCAGTTACCTACCATGTCATTATTTTCAGACGGAATAATTTGGATATTATCGGTGATTTTTTTATCTAACTCCGTATAAATGTTAGTTATAAATAAAGGTCCCGACCTCATTAAAACATCGGCTATTTTATATACATGTTGATTATCTATTTGTTCTTTTGAAATCAAAACATTATTAAGAATATTATTCCTATTAATTAAAAGAAGCATATGACACGGAGTCCATTTACTTAAAATAAGTTTAGTATTTTCATTTAAAGTATTGAATAGATTGTCTATAAAAATTTTTAAAATAGGACTATTTTTTTTGGATGCAATAAAATAATTTGAAATCTGGGAAGTGATATTTTTATTTTTAAAGAAATAATTGTTTTGTTGCAAGCCCTTTTTTTCTACACAAAAAACAATTTCTTTATTTTCTTTTTTTATATTTTCTAGTAATTTGTCTGGAGATTTTATCCAAAATATGTCCATATCCATGTAATATCCCCCCAAAACATATAATGCTACTAATCTAAAAATATCTGTTTTGACAATAATATGCTGTTTTTTATATATTTCATATAAGTCTTTACTATAATTTTTTACAATATTGTCCATTTCACTATCGATATATATTTTTATTTCAAAATTGTTTCCAAAATATTTTTTAATTTCTGTATAGCACATTTTATATTTTTCAGGAAATAATTCAATTTTATCAGTCTTATATGTTAATATTATTCTATTAGGAATACTCATATTTATAAATATAGCTTATAAATAAAATTTATGAATATTCGTTCACTAATTTTTGCACCAGTAAAATATACTTAGTTTTGGCCATGTCAGAAGTTATATCTTTAAAAGAAGTCCACGATTGCCATTTTTTTAACCCTTTATAATTAAATATACTTGGTTTATTGGTATTATTATTTCCTAATATAGCCTGTTTATATAATCCATATAATTCTAAAAGTTCTTCGTTTGAAAGAACTTGCGATAAAGTTTTAATACATTCCACGGTTTTTTGGAAATTTATTTCTAAGTCACTCATATAGATATTTAACACAAATTATTTTAAAGCATATATTAAATAAAATTTGAATATAAGAAATATATTCCTCAACTAAATTAAAATGAAAATATTAAATATATCAGAAGCGACACTCCGTGTTATAGTTGATAAAATTAATGATGGCGAAGTAGTCATATTGCCTGGAAATGGTGTATATACATTCAATACTAATATTTTCAATAAACAATCGATTGAAAAAATTAATTTATTAAAAGAAAAATCGATTGAATCACCGTTTACTTTGGCCGTTACTGGATTTGAGATGATAAAACCCTTTTTAGCTATTAGTGATTCTGAAAAAAAACTACTTAAGATTTTAACTGATACTTTTTGGCCAGGTCCACTGAATATTGTAGTTAAAACTAATTTAGATAACCCGTTGTATTCTTCTAATAAGTTTGTTTCGTTTGAATGCTCCGCCCATGAATCAATCCAACAAATAATTACCGAATTAGACCAGCCTATAATAACTACTTCTGCTAATATATCTAATAAGGTAAGTTGTTCTCATATAAATCATGTAAAAAATTATTTTGAAGATATAGATATTACAGTTTTAAAAAATTCCCAAAATTCTAAATATGCTATTGAAAATACAATTATTAAAATAAATAATAATAATAATATTTCTATTCTAAGACCGGGAATTATTACAAAAAAAAATATCGATAAAATTTTACCAGATGTAAATATAGAATACACCGAAACCTACGAGAAACATGGTTGTTTAGATAAACATTATAGTATTGATAAGAAGTGTGTTTTAGCTAATTTTATTACCACCGAAAAATTAAATAAAGAGTTTAATAAGTTAACATTTCAATATTTAGAGAAAAGTATTTTGGTTGATTTTGGTAAAAGAAATTGGGAAAAAAAAGAGTTATGTGGTGGGTATGTAGATTTAAGCGAAAAGGGCGATATACAAGAAGCACTCTTTAATATCTATGATGTATTACATCAATTAAATAATTTATCTATAAAAAATATTATATTTATTGATTTTTACAAACAAGCCGGATTATACAAAACACTTTTAGATAAATTGCAACGGTGTTGTTCGAAAAATATATTGATTCCTGTGTCTTATGCCTAATCCCCTAAAAGATAATCATATTTATTAACATTTAATAAATTTGCATTTTTTAAATAAGTTTCTGCGCCATCTTTATGGTATTCAAAAATAATTTTTGAAAGTTGTTTTAATTTTTTTATTATAAAATAATTTTGGTTTGATTCCACAATATCATCAATTATAGAAAATAAGAGATCTTCGTCAATTTCCATATCATATATTTCACTTATTCTACTTTTAAACCCATCGACTTGCTCTTTAATAACAATTATAGTTTTATCCCTTTTAATTTTTTGCTCTATAGATTTTTTTTCTAACATAAAAACAATAGTTTCTATTTCGGCATCAATCTGATATAAAGACGATGCCCCACTAGAAAATAATGGATATATTTTTTTTAAAGTTTTTTGGTCGCCTATACTTACGGCCAATGCCCAAATTCTTTTTGACATTTTAAGTGGGTTATATGCACCCATATCATCATCGCCATAATGTTTTATATCAGTAATAATATGCTCCTTATACCTTCCTAATGGAGGGGAAATAGCAATACTTTCCCCCGATTTATCCATATAACTTGTTAAAAAAAAATTAGTAACTTCCATATATCTTTTATTAACAGGTGCCCATAAATCTAATTTACATACCGTTCTATGTTTTAATGCCTCGCTTAATTTTATATGTTTTTTTTTAGCAATCTTGAGTCCTATTAATTTTTTACCGGCAATTAATTCACTAAGAGACCATCTAATAATCCAAAAATCCCTACAAAACTTGTATAAAATTGTCCATTTAGAAATAGATATTGTTTCTACTAATAAATCGTTAATTTCTTTAAAATCTTGATTCGTAATTAATCTCTTTTCTCTAAGGCATTTAGTTATCTCTTTTAGTTCTTTATAATCATAACCTGCTATTTCGTTGTATTCATTTATTTCTCCTAAATTTTCCTTTAATCGAGTGTATCTATCATCGAGTCCTGCTTTAAAATCCCCTAAATATATTTTTTTAGTTTCGTTAATTACTTTTGCCATTTTACTTATAGCTTTCGCTATTTTTTGAGTAGCGGTGTTTAATGAACAGCAATATTCTATTGTTTCCATTAAATCTATATCACCGGGGTATCTGGCTACTTTGAATTTTTGACTTCCTACAGGGTTAACATCTTCCTGTATAGTAATTAAATTTAAATAATTTTGAGTTTCCTTTGAAAAGGATTTCGGATTTCTAAATTGCAAAACATTAAATACTTTATCACCTCCCGGAGTTTCTTCCGCATTTTCAAATGTAAAAAAAAGACCCGTCCCATATTGCAAAAATTGCAAAGATTTATTCATATCTATTTATATAATCTTATAAAAAAAATTTATTTATAAGTTTATCTAATCTAAAATGATTGGTTGGGGTATTTTTGTAAAAAAGTCTATTTCGTCACTATCCCACACTATATCCTTAAAATATTTATAGGCGGGGTCACTTAGTTTATCGAAAATATGAGTTCCTAGCGGATAGGTGTATTTATTGTCATAATAGTCACAAGAAGTATTTTTATTTTGTATATATTTTATATAATTCGCTCTGGCGATATTTCTATCTAATAATAATATATTTTTTCGCTTGCCTTTTTTATTAATATCCAACCATCCCAAAATATTTTTTTCCAAACACGTAGTCGGCACTTGGTTGTAATCAATTTTAGAAAACCTTTTATCGCACATATAAATTTCAGTAGTCTGAATTTTTTTATTTATAGAGGAGACCAGTTTTCTATATCTTTTAAATGCTGTCACTCTTTTTTTTTTGTATAATTTAGGGTAATAGGCTTGTAATATTTTATTAACAACCTTAGTATCTTTATTAATTGCGTTTTTTTCTCTAGGAATCCATTTACATAAATAAGTGAACTTACTACAATCGGTAGTATTATTTAAGTTTTCTTCCTCTAAGTGCAAATTGTAACACCATATTTTGATAATTTTATTCAAAAGTCGTGTTTTATATGGATACCAGGGGGCATTATTTGATTCATAAACAATTTTATAAATATTATTTAAATCACCCCAATAACCGATAGAAGGAAAACTCTCCAATATTTCTTCCATAGTATCTGGAAACTCACTGTGTAATTTTATAAATAACCAATAACTTACTTCTCGAAGACCTTCGGAGGATGGATAATGAATTGCGCGCTTAAGTATAACCATAGAAATTAAATTAGCGTAATAAGACTTCATTAGCAGAGGATCGTCGTAAATAGTATTAATAGAATTTAATAAATTAGTAACGGTATAATTGATTTCTGCTCTATGAGTAAATGTATCAATTGACTCCGATGAATATTTATTCATTAGTTTGTCTAAAAGGCTAAATTCCAACTCTATTAATCGCATAGTCATTTATATAATATATTTATATATTCTTTCTTTAAATTAATAAAAAATACATCATTATCCAGTTAAATATTTACCCACCTTTAAGTTTTTTTTTTCGGTTTTTTTTTAATTACCAATTTCTTCTTCTTCTTGACCATTAATTTTTTCTGTGGCTTTACAACGGAAGGCGTATCAGCAATAGGTGGCTCTGCCGCATCTTTAGATTTAGTAGAAGCGGGTGCTTGTGTTGACGTTGTGATGTTTTCCTCAGAATTAGCGGGTTTATCCGAAATGTCTTTCTTGGTTAGACCCCATTTATTTAAAAAGGCCTGTGTAACATACTCGTCGCTATTAATAAACCTTCTGACTAAGTCTTTAAATTCTATATCGCCATGGGCTGCTACTTCTTTCAGAGCCCTAAAAGCACCATCAAGAATACTTTCTTGGATATACGCTAAATCATTTATTTTCTCGATAGGGATATCTATCTCGATTTCTTTTACGTCTGTGTTAGATGCCATGGTATTTATGTAGTTAATAAGAAATTATACAAAGTGTATTTAATCAAATTTTTATTATATTATAAAATCACTAACTATACTCTCTCGTGATGGATTTACGATATCATTAAGCCTTATTTTCTCATTAAAACTCAACGTGTCGTCTTTTAATAGTCTTGCCATCAAGACCCGCTTCTCCTTTTGTCTTTCAAGTATGCGCTCATCTATTGTTGTGCAATTTTCATCAATATCTCCACCAATTTTCATAAATTCGCGATTGTATACTACTAGGTATTTATTGACCGTAACTTTTTTTTTCTGTCCAAACCTATGAGCTCTGGCGATGGCCTGAATTTCATTAGTGGGGTTCCAATCGGGTGAAAGAATAAACACGTTTGAGAAATTTTGCAGGTTAAGTCCTACCCCTCCTGCCATAATTTGAATAATAAGAACTTTAGGAGAACCGGATGATTCACTACGAAACTTTTTAAGAGTCAGTTCTCGCTCTCTATGGGACATAGACCCGTCGTAAAATTCAGAACTAACATCATTTTCATCCAACGAAGAAGCGATACGTTGCATCTCTGTATTAAAATGGCAAAATACTAAACTCATACCTTCTGCCAAAATAATATCGGCAACGATTCGTTCCATTTTAGTAGAATCACCCGAGAATTCCCTATTGAATTCTTCGCCATATTTCAAGGCAATCGAATCCAGCGCTATTTGTGGATGAGAACAGGCCTGGCTCTCACGTATATAGGTTTCTAATACTTTCATGTTATACTCTTTTTCGGAAGTTCCCGAGTATTTCGCGTCAGCCAGATCTTCCAGAGCAGCACGTTCAATATTGAAGTACAACTCCTGTTCTTCTTTTGTTGAAAACGGAACCAAATTGGTGTTATATTCGTAGTCTTCAAACGTCTCGTCCATCAGAACTTTCTTAGTTCTCCGAAGTAAATGGGAAGAGATATAAAGTTCCAGGTCAGTTTTAATTTTTGTTCGACTCATACCCATAAAACTAAGAAGACTAATAATGTCGCTCACTTTATTTTGCACAGGGGTTCCAGTTAGCAACCAATTTACAGGAGATATACTGGAGTAGAGCATCGCCGCCTTATTCATCTTGGTTTTCTTATTTCGAATCACGTGACCTTCGTCAATAATAACTCTTTCCCATAAATCAGGGATATGAAGAACAGATTCTATAGTTCCTTTTTTTCTAGAAATTGCACTCCCATGAGTTGTAATACAAATATTAAATTCCAATTTCATAATTTTAGTTTTAGTTCTGAGTTTGTCTGGACCAAAATGTACATATACACTTTCTCTATCAAATACTTGAATACATATGGACTTCCATTGTTCTAAAACAGCCGTCGGGACGATGATTAGAGTTTTTTTTGGACAGCTTGCCATCAAAGCCATAGTTTGAATCGTCTTTCCAAGTCCTGGGTCGTCTGCAAGAATACCCCCTCGGTATTTTGATGCAAGTTCTCGTTTAATCATCCAAAACACGCCGCGCTTTTGATAGCCGCGCAGTTCATATCCGTTCTTCTTCATAACCTTAAGACCAGTTCTTCTAATCTTTGAAATAGAACTTCCGGAATTTTTATTCATTTTATAATGACTTCAATAAAGTATACACTTTTAGACTAATAAAAATTATAGTGGAATTGGATAAATCAAATTTTTGTTTTTTAGTTAAAAATTCTATAGATATTCCTATATTTTAAAAATAGTCATTTTTAATATATAATATAGACCCACCGATAATATACCCTCTGCGGTCAATTAAATCCGTATTTCTCTGTTTTAAAGTTATTAAAAACCTTTATAATTTGTTCAAAATCTTCTTCAGTAATATTATCTTCATCGACAAAAAAATAATAAACTAATGTACCTGTAACCATCCTATTTAAATCTCGTATATATAAACCCGGTATAGTTTGTGATTTGATTAAGGGTATTTCGGCGCAGATATTATAATTTATTTCATTATTATCCGTTTTATCAATTTCTAAATTAATAATATGTTTTCTATCAGTTTCTATAAATGAACCCGTGCCGCTTTTATTTGAGCTTAAAATTAAACTTTTATGCAATGCATTTTTAAATCTGTGAGTAATTTTACATGGTAAAATTTTATTTTTGAGATGTTTGGGTAATAATACTAGTGCGCATGTAAATCGAACACTTTCATTATAGTTACTGGATAGATTGTAATCAATCTTAATATTAGAATTAAATTGTCCAAAATTCTCTAAGTATTTCTGAAGCGAAATATTAGTTGTATCAGTAATATTTATAGGCACATCAATTGCTGAAATATAGCGACCTATATTGGTTTCTGCTTGAATTATTGGAGTGGTAAGTTTATTTTCTATTTTAATACTCCAATCTACATGAGATGATAATTTATTACTCCAACCAGGAAGGTGCCATGTAAGATTATTTTCGCCAAGACGTTTTTTAGTTCTATGACGAATAAGCATCAATTTCTCACTTAGGTCTTTATTTTTCCGTATGGTAGTTAGGTCTTTTTTCTTGCTAATTTGTTTTTCGATAGTTGCCGTTTTACTTTTCCCAGTAGTAGAATAAAAGAATGATTTTATGTATGAAAACATTTATATAATTACAGAAATTTATTTCAATAATTTAACAAATTCCTTACCCCATAACTCTTTAGTATAGCGAGTTTTAAAAACCTCCTTATTACTATTATTAATCTCATCATATTTACTATTTGGCATATTAAATACAGTCATTAAAAACCTTAACATATCTATGTTTGGTATAGGGTAATTAAGAGTATTAAATACACATTTAAATTCATTAAATATATGCCCTACGTTTTTATATATAATTGGCATACATCCTATATAGATACTATGCCTTATATCGGATATGGTTAAATGACCAGCTTCATATTTACCATAACTATAAAAGTGATATTTATACTTATATTTTTCTTGAATAATTTCATTATAACTACTGGGGCGGTGAATGGTATAAAATTCTTTTGAAGAAATATGTTTTTCAATATCAGCTACAGTAAAGTCCTTTATCGTATTTTTTTTAATTACTTTTTCCAAAATATGAAAGTTATATATATGGATTGTCAAATTTGTTATAACCTCCCTTAATTTAGGAAATATCACCTTTATATATACTAATAATTCTTCTATACACGTCTCGTGGTATATACATAAATAGATTGAATTATCTATCTTTGAATGTCCTGAAATATTTTCTGATTGCGGGACAAAGTTAGTGAGGCATTTAACCTTTTGTTCCCATTCATCAACTTGATATTTTTTCATGCCCATATTATCTTTGACTATATTCTTTAAACTAGCATTGTCAAATACGATTTCCTCTATTTCATCTAAATATTCTTGCAGTAATATTATTCCTTCTCTATAATCAGGATTATAAATTATAATTTTATCTGCTTTAAGTCTAATATTGTTTTTATAAAAAGGCCAAGAAGCTATAATACCTCCTATAATTAAATTTTTATACCTTTTATTTATATTAAATTGGGTATAATATTTATAACTAATTCCATCATAGTCACTTGAGTAATTCTGCTTATATTTGACGTTGTTGCTATAAATTTCTATGCGATATCCCAAAGATTTTAAATAAATCGATTGTTGATGTATTAAATCATAATAAACGTTTCCAGCCAGAACGGTTTCCATTCCTAAAAAATAGGTAATATCAAAATCTTCTTCTAAACTTTTTGCCGAATTTTCTAAAACACGCAAATATTCTTTTACATATTTCTTATTTTTCATTACTGACCTAGGTGTTTTTGACCTATAAAACATCGTTTGCGTTTTCTTTCCTACCGCATACAGATTATCCCAAATAATTTTTTTCTTAGAATAAGTGTTTATTCCATGAGATGACGCAATCATAATTTTATCAGCTTTTAGAACAGCTGCAGGTTCGGTAAATTTAGAAGTAAAACTCCCTTCTTCGGCGTGTGTTACTGTTTCGTCAAAATCATGTTCTTTGGCGTATTTTTTGGTATACGCCATAGTTCCTCCTAAAATGTGATTATCTCCAAATGAACGAAACTGATATAACGTTTTAAAATGAACATCATACATATATAAATCACTTGTTCCAGCAATTTGTCTTTTAGTAGAATTAAGTTGACTCATAGTATATTTAATCCGGCATTCGGGGTAATAGTCATCGTCGTCAAAATGTATCATAACGTCGCCGTTCGCGATTTTTTTGCAAATATTTCTTAAATTCCCTATGGTATTTGGTCTATTTATATCTTGGGGGACATAAACAATCTTTGGAATATTTTTAATTTTTTTTAATTTCTCAATAGTTTGAGGTAAAATACTCACTCCTGTTTTTGTCCCATCAACAATAACCCATTCTAAAATATCGGAATAAGTTTGTTTACTGATACCCTCAGCTACAAATTCTAAAAAAGTAATTCTTTTATCGTATGTGGGTGTTAAAATTGAAACGGATTTTAGCATTAGTGTTAATAACTGTATAGATTAATTTTAAATGAATATATATATATATATATAGTATTTATGCCTATTAAATATAAAAAATTTTCTAATGGTATGAAATTAGTGTATCAAAAAAACAATAAAAAAATCACATCGATGGATATATTTATAAAGGTTGGTAGTGTAAATGAACCAAAGGAATTAGCGGGGGTCGCGCACTTTATAGAGCATATGGTATTTAAGGGTACAAAACGACTAAAAAATTCCGAGATTATATCTCAAGTATTTGATTCTATTGGTGCTTATATTAATGCGCATACCTTATTGGAATACACGTATTATTCGGTTAAATGTGATAGCGATTATGCTAAATTATGCTTAGATACTTTATTAGATATGATCTTACATTCGATTTTTGATAAAAAGGAAATTGCTAAAGAAAAACATGTAGTTATCGAAGAAATAACTACAATTAAAGATAATCCTTCGAATCTTATAGGTGAATTGTCCTATGAATCTTTGTTTACTGGCTCTAATTTAAGCAATTCTATAGGCGGAACCCCTGAGGTAATATTAAAATATAACTATACTAAAATTTTAGAATTTTATAAGCATTTTTATCGCGCTGAAAATTTAGTTATTTCAGTTTGTTCGAATTTATCTTTTACTAAAATTTGCGGTTTAATACAGAAACAGAATATAAAAAACCGCGCTATAAAAAAACTTACAGCGTTTGTACCCCAAATGACAATTACTTTACCAAAAGAGCAAATAATATTACATCAGAAAAAATTAGAAAAAACATATATAGCTGTAGGATTTAGAGTTTGTGGAACAAACCACCCAGATTACTACGCACTTGATTTACTAAAAATTATATTAACTGGTAATATGAGTAGTTTATTATTTGTAGAACTTAGAGAAAAAAATGGCTTAACATATTCAGTTTATATAGATTTTGATACACACACTACAATTGGAAATTTTATAATAGTAACTAATGTTGACAAAGATAAGATATTTAATAAATATAAAAAACAGGGGGCTTTGGATGTTATTATGGAAACTCTTACTAATTTAAAAAAAACGGGAGTTAACGATGAGCAAATTAATATAGCTAAGGGTTATTTAAAAGGAGCATTAACACTCTCTCAGGAAAACACAACTAATATTTCGGAGATAAACGGAATTAGATATCTTTTTAACCAGGAAGATAAAAATATACCTATAGAAGATATTTTTGAAAAAAAATATAAGAAAGTTACTAAAAATAAAATAAATTATGTAATAAAAAAATATTTGACAAAGACCAATATGAGCACCGCCTATATTGGTAATAATATTAAAGACCTAAAAAAAAAATTATTAAAGAGTGAAAAAAAATTATGAATGTGTTAAAATATAAAATTTTTATATTATAAGGAATAAACTATTATGATTTTTATTATTTTAATTTTAATATTTGTTATTTATTTCATTTTTTTTCATAAAACCATTAATGCCAAGACTTTTAAACAATTTATATCTATGCAAGATAAAAAATATATTAATATAGAAGATTCTTATCGCCAACGCTATTTTATAAAAAAATTAGGGTTTGACAAATACTTACCAAAAATATTTTTTGTATGTAAAAATGAATCTGATTTGAAAAGACGTTTAAAAAGTTTTAGAAAACCATTTATGTTAAAATGCAATAAAGGTTGGAGAAGACAAATTCTTGTTACACACGAAAGTAAAATAGATGAAGTATTTAATGAATCTAAAAAATGGCTTTTTATAAATCACCATAATCCTCTTGAGCTAGGAAGAAAGGTCAAAAATTTAGTTTATGCTGAACAACTTATTACGTGTTCAAATAAACCCTGTAAGGAAGTTAGGGCAATTATTGTTAAAGGTAAAGTTAAATATATAATTACACCCAGAGGTA